GGCGAGCGGATGCGTGACTTCGGATGGCTCGTTATCGACGCGTTCCGTCCCCTGAGCCGAAGGTTCGGCATTGAGTTGAAGTACCCCTGCGACGTTTGCGGCCGGTTGGGCGTCCATGTCTATGTCGGTGAGGCCGGAGACTTCACCTTCTGCAAGGCGCATTGGGCGGAACACCAGATCCACTTCGGTCCCCCGAACGGGACACGATGATGGTCGGGATCGACAGTCCCAAGTTCTGGTTTGAGCGTCGCTTCCGCGAATACACGATGGGGTGCAGCGGCTGGCGTGGCGAGAAACCCGACCGACTGCGTATCGTGGAGTTCGTTGGTGGGCCGCTCGACGGGGAATGGCGCACCTACGATGGGGACACCTGGCGGATTCCTCTCCCGGCCTTGACTTCGATGGCTTTGGACGAACCCTCACTCCAACCCGGTCTATCCATCATGGGGACCTACAGGGCGACGACTGATTGTCTTCAGGCGAGAATCCTCCACGCTATGCCAATCGACCACACGCATACTGCTTTTCAGCTTCGTTGGTATCCAGACTGACCCACCTTTGCGGGGTATCCACACACCAGCGCGCCACCTCAGTATGTGATTCTGGGCTCGGTCGGATACCCCGCGATCTTCTAGGGAGAACCATGGCTGACCCGCGATATCGGACAGCCCGATGGCGACGCCTCAGAGAACACGTCATCCGAAGAGACGGCCGCACCTGCTCGATACCCGGCTGCCAAACAACCATGACCGCCAAACGGATGACCCACGTTGACCACCGGGTGGAAGTATCCGACGGGGGGTCCTTCTGGGACCTCAACAACCTTCACATTCTCTGCAAACCACATCACGACGCCAAAACCCTCACCGTGGCCGCAGACCGCAACCACCAACCACGCAGCCCCAACGCCTGAAACACTCGCCGGTTTTTTGGCTCCACGACTATCCAAGAGCTTGGTCAGCAGCTCTTCTCTCCGATTGGATTTCCCGGAGGTTTCCCAATGGATCGCCTGGAAGCCTTGCGCGCGGATTTTGAGTTGTTGGGTCGGGCGTTGGAGTCGGCGGAGGGTTCGGCGGTGGCGGCGATTGCCCGTGAGCGCCGGTTGATTGGTGAGCTTCTGGAGAAGTTGGAGGCTTCGGAGGGGGTTTCGCTTGTCGACGAATTGGCACGAAAGCGAGCCGAGGCCGGCGTTAGCCGTCCATCCTCTCGACGCGGACAATCTGGACGAAGCGCATAGCGCGATCGAGTTGTGGGAGCACTATTCGGGGAAGGCGCTGGATTCGGCGCAGCGGTTGGCGGTCGAGTTGGTGATGGCGGAGACGTCGGATGGGCGGTGGGCGGCGCAGACGACGGGCCGGGCGGTGTCACGTCAGAACGGTAAGGGCGACGAAATTGAGGTTGTTGAGGCGTGGGGGGCGGTGGCGCGCGGTGAGTGGATCATTCATACGACGCATGAGGAGCCGGTAGCGAAGAGGGCGTTTGAGCGGATGGTCGGTTTTCTGTCTTCGCATCCTGATTTGGAGCGGAAGGTTGAGAAGACGATCGCGGGGAACGGTCCGAAGATCATTTACATGACTCGGGCGGCGGGTGGTGGGCGGATCACGTATCGGACTCGGACGGGGGCGGGCGCTCGCGGGTTGGATGATGTGAGCCGTCTGGTGGTTGATGAGGCGCAGCATGTTCAGTCTGAGATGTTGGCGTCGTCGTCTCCGACTACTGCGGTGAACCCAAATCCGCAGACGAACTACATCGGGTCGGCTGGTGTGGAGGGGAAGTCGGATTGGTGGTGGAATCTTCGGGTTCGGGCGTTGCGGAACGCTGGTGGCGCTTTTTCGTGGTTGGAGCATTCGGCGGAGAGGGTGGAGTTGTCGCCGGATGGCAGGGTGTTGCAGATCCGTCCTGAGGATGTGACGGACCGGGCGGTGTGGGCGTTGGCGAACCCGGCTTTGGGTGTGCGGATTTCGGAGCGTTATCTCGCGGAGCAGCTTGAGAACATGGGTCCGGAGTTGTTCGCGCGGGAGCATTTGTGTGTGTGGGACCCGTATCCGAACGCTGACGGCGGGTTCCTGCCGTTCGACCAGTGGAAAGACCTTGTTATCGAGGCTCCCGAGTCGCAGAGGACCGTCTGTTATGGGTTGTCGGCTACGGAGGGTTCGGCGACGTTTTCGTCGGCGTCGCGTCTTCTGAACGGCGACTTGTACGTCGACATGGTGGAGTGTCGGCCGGGGACGGATTGGGTGCTTGACGCCGCGGTTGAACGGTTCATTCGGAAGCGGATTCCGCTCAGGGTGAACCCTTCCGCTCCGGAGGGGGCGTTTGTGCGTCCGTTGCGGGAGCTGGGGGTCGAGGTGGTCGAAGTGTCACCGCGTGACTATCAGCAGGCGTGCGGTGAGGTGTTGGACGCGGTGAAGAACGGGAAGATCCATCATCTCGGTCAGGCGGAGTTGGATCGAGCTGTGCGGTCGGCGGAGCGGCGGGATGTTGGGAAAGAGGGCGGCTGGGTGTGGGCTGATCCTGCGTCCGGGGTTGATCTGTCCCCGTTGAAGGCTGCGACGTTGGCCTTGTCGGGTGTGACGGGTCGTCGGCCGCCACGCATCTATTCGCTGGCCGAGAAGGAGTGACATGGGATTCTGGTCGAGCCTTCTCGGTGTGCCGTCTGACAATCCGAACGGGGGAGATCCTGACGGGGTCGTGTTCGAGGGTGACATCCCGGAGAAGCGTTCTCTGCCGAACATCGTTCCGTCACCGTGGGCCGGGTGGCCTTCGGAGTGGGCTACCCCGGCATGGGATTTTGGTTCACGGTTCAACGAGCTTGTGGATGTGGCTTGGAACTGTTTGGACCTGAATTCGTCGGTTTTGTCGACGATGCCGGTGTATCGGACCCGTAACGGGCAGATCGTCGACCCTGAATCGTGGATGCGTAATCCTGACCCGTCGATCTATACGTCGTGGCATGAGTTCGCCAAACAGTTGTTTTGGGATTTCCAGTTGGGTGAAGCGTTCGTGCTTCCCATGTCGTTCACCGCGTTTGGTCTGCCCGCACAGTTCCGTGTGATCCCACCGTGGCTGATGGATGTGAAAGTGGCCGCTTTGGGCCGCACATACCGTCTTGGAGGCCCTACAGGCACGGATGTGACCGACGATATCCTGCATATCCGGTACAAGTCGACCACGGCCGACGCGCGGGGGGTGGGCCCGTTGGAGGTGGCGGGGGCGCGGATGTTGACGGCGGGTGTGCTGGCGAAGTACATCCGTAACGTGGTGTCGACGGGGGGCGTTCCCGATTACACGTTGGAGACCGACGAGCCTCTGACTGAAGACGAGGCGATAGACCTTCTCAACTTGTGGGTGTCCACTCGGGCCCTGAACCTGGGTCATCCGCCCGTTTTGGACAATTCGGTGAAGTTGAAGACGCATAAGGCGATGTCTCCGAAGGATATGGCGATGTTGGAGATCGCACAGTTCACCGAGTCCCGGATCGCGAACATGCTTGGCGTCCCCCCGTTCCTTGTTGGGCTTCCGGCTGGCGGCGATTCTCTCACCTACTCGAATGTGTCTTCGCTGTTCGACTTCCATGACCGCGCGAGCCTCCGACCGAAAGCGGCCCATGTGATGACTGCACTGTCGAATTGGGCGCTTCCGCTAGGCGAATCTGCCGAATTGAACCGTGACGAGTACTCCAGGCCCGCATTTGACGAACGTGCCGAGTCGTGGGTGAAGCTTGTTGACGCTGGGATCGTCTCTGTTGAGGAGGCCCGGCTTGCCGAACGGTTCACTGGTGACGCCCCGACTACTGCCCTCACAGGAGGAGACCTATCGTGACGGACACTCCCCGTCCCCCCCTCGAATACCGTGACGCCCTCGTTTCGGCTGTCAACTTCGCGCAGCGTGTCATTGAGATGATCGCGGTGCCATACGAGCAGGAAGCGGTCGTCGAATACCGTGGACAGCTGTGGAAAGAGTCGTTTGAGCGGGGAGCGTTCGACGGCATCGAGAAACGGCCTAACCGTGTTCGTGCGAACCGTGATCATGACAAGTCGCGGACTGTCGGCAAGGTCATCAACTTCCACCCGTCCCGCGAGGAGGGGCTGGTCGCCGAGGTGCGTATCGCGCCGACCCCGCTCGGTGACGAGACGTTGACTCTCGCAGACGAGGACATGCTGTCTGTTTCGGCCGGTTTCGGGGTTCGAGGCTCCGATCAGGTGCTGAACAAGCCGTTCAGGCGTATCAAACGAGCCTTTTTGGATCATATTGCATTCGTCGAGGCACCCGCGTACGAAGGTGCGCTGGTGCTCGCCGTCCGTGACGACGACACCCCTATCAACGCGGCCACGTTGCCGCCGCTCGTCACCCCGAACCTCGATGAGGTTCTCGCCTGGCTAGAGCCCAGGCGCACAGGCACTACCGACCCCCGATAGACCAAGGTTGCCTCGCAGAACGAGGCGGGTCGTAGCGGGTGCCCCGCTGGCCGAGAGGGCCACGCAAACCACCGTTTTCGGGGCGCTTTGACGCGCCCTTCACCACCCCTAGGGGGATTCATGTTCATTTTGGACTCTATCCGCCGCTTCGTGCTGTTCCTTGGCGCGTTGTTCGGCGATGTCATGTACGCGACGAGGCTCCAGTTCCTCCAGATCGAAGTGCGAGATCGCAACTCGACTGATGCGATGGTGGACCGTTTGGAGAAGGACATTTCCGAACGGCAGTCCTTCATTGAGGGGACGACCGCAAACGCTCAGGACGCAGACCGCGACCTGACCGAGAACGAACTGCAACTGATTACCGAAGCGCGGTCTCGGATCGAAAACGCCGAGCAGCAGCTTGAAGTGCTTGGTTCGGCGATCGAGACGGGCCGGCGTGCCCGTGAACGAACCTCGCAGTTGCAGCGTGCCTATCAGGACATGCGCCGGGAGACAGATAACGGTCCTGTCGAGTACCGGTCTGCCGGTTCGTATATCGCGGATACCTACGCAGCATCGCTGGGGTCCCGTGACGCGGCGGAACGGCTCGAAGTGTTCCACCGGACCGCGGCGCATCAGAAGACCGCCGACAACCTCGGTGTTGTCCCCGATCCGATCCAGGGCAGCGTCATCAACTTCATCGACGCGGCACGTCCGGTCGTGTCGTTCATCGGCCCGCAGCCGATCACTTCCCAGAAGTGGTATCGGCCGAAGGTGACACAGCACACGTCGGTCGGTACGCAGGGTTCTGCCGGTGCAGCCTCCGACGAGAAGGCCGAGCTGGATTCGCAGAAGATGTTGATCACTCGTCTCGACGCCACAGCCGTCACCTACGGCGGCTATGTGAACGTGTCAAGGCAGAACATCGACTTCTCGGAGCCGCAGGTGCTCGATCTGGTGATCAACGATCTGGCCGCGCAGTACGCGATCCAGACGGAAGCTGCGACGGGTGCCGAGCTTCTTGCGACCAGCACTTCGGCAGTCACCTACATTGAGGGCAGCGCCACCGATCTGGCTTCGGCCATTTGGGAGGCTGCTGCGACCGTGTACGCCGCTGTGAAGGGGCAGGGTCGTCTTGCCATCGCGGTGGCTGCGGACACTCTCGGCCAGTTCGGTCCGCTGTTCAACCCGGTCAATCCGCAGAGCGCACAGTCGCCTGGGTTCACGGCCGGTGCGTTCGGTCAGGGAGTCATGGGATCGATCTCGGGTATCCCGGTGTTGATGTCCGCTGGTATCGGAGCCGGCGAGGCGTACCTGTTCTCGACTGCTGCGCTCGAAGTGTTCGAGCGGCGTGTCGGGAACCTGCAAGCGATCGAGCCTTCGGTGCTCGGCGTCCAGGTCGCCTATGCGGGGTATTTCACTCCGCTGACCATCGACGTCGGTGGCATCGTGCCGCTCGCAGTCGCCAGTTGATCAACCGGAGGGGGGTCGTAGTGGCCCCCCTCCACTAACGGAGGGTTTCTGTGTCTGATCTTCTTCTCAACGCGTTGAAACGCAACCTTGTGAACCTGACGGGCGTCGATGCCGCCGTTACTCAGGCACGTATCGACGCAATCGAAAATCCACAAGCACCAGAACCGGAGCCGGAGCCGGTGGTCTCTGTTGAGACGCCAGACGACTCGTCGTCGTTTGACGGTCCCGACCCGTACCCGCCCACAGCAGGACTGTCCAGGCTTCTCAAAGCCGACCTCGTGGATCTCGCGTATGACGTGGGGATCGACGTTGAAGGGAAGACGAAGGCTGAACTGGTCGAGGCCCTGGAACCTATTTTCGAGGAGGAGTAGATGGCTACATCAACCCACACTCATGATTACATCGGCCGTGCGTTGCAGAACGCCGATCCTGGGACTACTGACCCGGTGAAGGACTATCTGGGCCGGAACACGACTGCCACAGTCGACTTCCTCGGCCGGACGCTCCAAACCCCTGAGTGACGCTGATGGAGGGCAGCACCGTTCTCCTGCTGGGCAGTTTCGATGTTGCCCTCCACGGGGGTCATCTCGACGTTCTCAACCAGGCCCGCAGGCTCGGCCGTGTCGTGGTCGGGTTGGGAACAGACGAGTATCAGGCCGGTTACAAGCGGGTTCCGTACTGCACGTTCGAGGAGCGGAAATGGAATCTGGAGCAGGCCGGATATGAGGTGGCGGCACGCGATGAGGTGTCGATCAAGGGTCTAGTCCGTGAGGTTGGGCCGGATTATCTGGCTGCCGGGTCGGATTGGATCGGGAAACCGTATTTGGAGTTGTCGGGGATTGATGGGAGATGGTTGGAGGAGAGGAACATCGCGTTGGTGTATCTGCCTCGGAACCATTCGATGTCCACGACCTTGTTGATCGAAAGAGTGAGAGGGGCGGTATGAGCTTCAAGGTATTGGCGGTCACGAATGGTCACGCGTACAGGGAACAGACCACCAACACAGGCGAACGAGCGCACTTCGGGACATGGCAGACGACCACTGGATCATGCGCGTGTGGGAAGTGGGAGCACTCGGTGCGCTGGTTTGAGGATGGTCCGTTTGACAGTCGGGAAGAATGGAAGGACCACGTTCTCGATTCGGTAGCCGTCAAGGTCCGTGCCTAAGCGATTGCCGGCGTGGGCGACCGTATGGGTTGAAACCCCGCAGGTGGAGTGCTACGCCTGTCATCAGTTGACTCCGAAACGCGAATGCCAGCCGGGAAGAATCTGTGACACTTGTGGGAAGGCATACGTGCCGAAGCATCCTTCACCCGAGTACTCAACGTGCCAGCCATGCCATTACGGGTGGACTCGTCATGAGGGGCAGTACGTCTACGTCGGATGTGGCGGGCACTATGCCTAACCCTGACGTGGTGTTCGTTGTCCGCGAGCGGGTAGCCCGCCCTGAACTTCAGTACGCGTTGCGCTCTTTGCGGTTCATCGACCACAACACTGTGTGGCTGATCGGTGGCAAACCAGACTGGGTGCAGAACGTCGAGCATGTCCCATTCAAAGACTCGGATAAGTGGCGGAACATCTCCGACAAGTTCAAGTCTCTAGCCACCCTTGAGGGTTTGTCCGAAGAGTTCATCTACACCGAAGACGACTACTACATTCTCCGACCGCACGACCGACTCCCGAACCTGTCTCGGCCGAGATCACTCAACGCATATGTGGAGTCGAGGATCAGACGGAAACCACCGCCGAACGAGTGGACTTTGTACCTGAAGAACACCCGCGACGCACTCCACGCAGCCGGAATCACTGATCCAGTGTCGTTCGACGTTCACGTTCCCATGTACATCCACAAATCCCAGATCCCGTTGCATTGGGACCCTGGGGTGCCGGTGTCGTGGCGGTCCATGTGCGGGAACTTCGACGGCCGCGACCATCGGCCGATAGCGACGGATGTGAAGGTCAGGTCACGGAAGAAACTCCGGCTCGCAAGAGCAACCGGGTTCCTGTCATCGAAGGAAACGTCGTTCCGTCGGAGCGGCATCGACCGGTATCTCGCTGCGCTGCTGCCGGACTTCTCACCGTATGAGAAGGAGAGCACGCGATGACGATTGATGTTGCCGAGTTCGGAGGTCGGCAGGTTGTCGGGTTCATGTCGGAGGGGAACTTCAAGCGCCTTGACTGGCTGATCATCACATACGAGATTCAGTCGATCATCGAGTTGGGGGCGTTCGTTGGGCTCTCTACCTGTTTCTTCGCTGAACGGGTGAAGCGGGTCATCACCATCGACAACTTCGATGTGGAGTCTCAGGACTACCCGCGGTATCTGCGTCCGATCCACGAACTGGCCGCCCAGGACCAGTACGCCGAGTTCCTGCGCAACACCATCGTTTTCCCGAACATCACCGGAATTCACATGGACTTCTGGCAGGCCGCCGAACTTCCACTAGAAGCGGACATGGTGTACATCGACGCGGCCATGCCATACGAGAAGTTCTCCGAACTGGTGGATCTTTGGGTTCCGAAGGCTCGAAAGGTGATCGCAGGTGACGACACCCAAGCTCCCGGCGTGAGGCAGAAGGCGAAGGAGATGGGAGCATTACACAAGAAGCAGCGGACATGGTGGAAGGTGTTGTAGCCGATGGGTGCCCGGGGTTGTGGCCGTGCTAAGGGACGTTGTGATCATTCACCGCGAGGGGGACTGGTCTGAGGAACTCCCCTACGCGCTCCGTTCTCTCAGGTACCTTCCTCACCGGAAAGTCTGGTTCATCGGGTATAAACCGGAGTGGGTAACGAACGTCTCCCACGTCCCCGTCGCAGACCTTCCGAAGAAGTGGGACGACATCCACAACAAGTACGTGGCGTTCCTCACCTATCGCGGGGACATGACCGCCGAGGTCGTACAAATGTACGACGACACTTACATTTTGGACGGCCGCTACAAATACGATGACCTTCCAACCTTCCATTGGGGGACCGCTGTCCGGGCGAATACGGGTGGTAGCAGTCCACGCCGGTTGAGAACAGAGAACATGCAGAACCGTTCGCTGTCACCGTATCGGCGGACCATTGTCGAAGCCGGGAAACTTCTCGAAGCTCACGGGGTGAGGAACCCCCGTAACTATTCGCTGCATGTGCCGTTCGTGTTCGACCGTCCGAAGGTTCCGGTCCACTGGTATGCGGGTGATCCGATCGACCCGGTGATAGGCCCGTTGCAGTGGAAGACGATGGGCGGTAACACGTCTGGTCGTCCGTCGGTGAATGTCGATGGTGACGTGAAGGTGAACCGTCGTGTCACCCTCGCGCAGGTGCTGCGTTTGGACACGGGGTTTCTGTCCACGTTGAACTCGAATTTTCGTTCGTCCGGGTGTCTGGCTCTACTGAGACACCTGTACCCGAAGCCCTGTCAGTACGAAGCCGCATCTATCAAGGAGCAAGGCCATGAGCGTGTTTAGCGCTGCCGCAAAGGACGCGATGTTGGACGCGTTGACATGTGACGAGATCCAACTCCACAACGGCGACCCCGGCGCTGCCGGCACGGAGAACCGGGTGGGCGGTGCGAACGGTGAGGCGGCGGCCGTGTTCGCTGCCGCGTCGTCCGCTTCCCGTGCGTTGAACGCGGACGTGGACTTCACTGGGCTGTCGGCCGATCAGTCGGTGACGTGGATCTCAGTGTGGGAGTCCGGCGTGCAATTCAACGGTAAGTCTCAGATCACGACTGGTGATGTCGCGGCGAACGCCGCGGGTGAGTACACCGTTACCACGGCAACGACGCTGGATCTTGATGATCCGGTCTGATGCTTCCGGTCCGTTCGTGGACCGTTTTTTACGCTGACGGCTCGACCTTCACGTCTGAGCAGGGTTCGTGGGCCGAGGCTCCCCCGTTTGGGGTGCAGGCCGTCGTCTACTACCACGCTCCGGCAGGGGTGACGGTCCAGGGCGACAACGAGGTCTACTACTACCTCGGGAATGAGGCCGGGGGGAAGCCGTGGAAGATGGGCTTGTGGACTGACGGGGAGTCGTACTGGCGAGTCCTGGACCTTGTAAGCAAGGCGGTGAGTCCGTGAGTACCCCCTACTTCCTCACCTCGTCGGGTACGTTGGTCGACAGCGCCCCCGCTACTACCACGCAGAGCATCGACACGGCCGTTGGTGCCACCACCGACACGCCGTACTCCCACGCGGACGCACCGTCCACAGATGGGATCACCGGGGACTATGCGGCTGCGATTGTCATTAGCGTCGCGTCTACCGACCATCAGATTTCGGTGGCGTGGGCCAGGCTGAATTCGGGCGGGACGCCACAGTCCACGTCGTCGTTCACTGACGAGCAGACGTCGGCGGTCGGGACACTGGATTTCTCGGCCACGTCGGTGGACTTGGGTACGTGGGTGTCGGGGGATCGGCTGCGGATCGTCGTCCGCATCAGGGACACCCGGACGATGGGCGGCGGCACGAAAACAACCACCTACGATTTCGGGTCGGCCGGTTCGACAACGACAGCACCGTGGGACACG